TATGCTGTGCCACCTGCATAATCTCCCTTATGGGTAAAAGTAAGATTGCCTAAATTTATTGTTGCCATAATGTTTCCTTTCTATCTATTTTTTATACTAAATGCAATCCTAAATTGTTGCAATTAAATCTCCATTATTTAAGCTAAATGTAAAACCTGAAGCTGAAAACAATACATCATCAAATGCAGCATATGTTGCAGCATCAATATCATCAGCACCTTGATTTGTTGTTGTAACCTGTACATTGTTATTAAATGGTACTGGTGTATTAGCTTGTCCACCCATACCTGCATGAGATGAACAATAATAATACAATGTAGGCGCACCTGATGGTACTACTATAGTTACTTGTGTACTAGAATTTACTGTTACTCCAGTTGTATATGCACTTGTATTTCCACTATCTGTAGAAAATCTAAATGGATGTCCTGATGGATGTGTAAATACATAAGTGTTACCCTCATATAATTCTAAAGTAGGTTGTTGTTCTCCCATAATAAAATATTTATTAGAACCACCTACTGATTGTACAGAAACTGTATAATTAATTGTTGATGCTATATAGGACATATTAAAGCCATAAACTTCAGGAGAAGATGCTTGACCTAAAATGAACGCATTTCCTGCTGGATTCACTTTTAATACTTTATCTGCATTTCCTGATACAGATGATAAACCAGTACCACCTTTTGATATTGGAACTACTGGTAATCTATCTGAAGATAATGTTCCTGATGAAATGTTTGCTGCATCAATTGCTGCAACATTAAATGTACCAAAACCTACAACATCAACAGTATCTGTTCCTGATGTACCAATTGCTGATGCAAAAACTATAGAGTTTCCTGATGAAACAGTAACATCAGAACCATTAACCATTTTAACACCATTCAAATAAACATCTACGAATCCAGCATCATAAGCAAGTGTAGAACCTGAATCATCTGAACCTGTTATTGTTGTGGTTGATGATGAAACTGTAAATGTAAATCTAGCAGAAGTACCATTAATTGTTGAACCTGCTGCACTCCATCCTGATGATTTATAAACTTTTAATTCATTTGCAGTAGTGTCAAAATATAAATCTCCAATATCAAGTGATGTAGTAGGAGCAGATGATGATATTCTATATACATTAGCAAAATTATTTACATCACTAATATTTGCTGCAGTTATATTAATATTAGCAATATGTGGACTAATAGCATTTACATTAGCAATTGATCCACCTACTAAATCTACATTAGTGATTGCATTTGCTACTACTTCTATTTCAGATGTAGATTCATTTAAATCATTAGCTGCTGTTACTACTTTTGATATATCTGCAGCGACTGTAGAAATATCAGAACTATTAAAACCAGCAAGAGTTGTAATATCAGATGATATAGCACCAAGACTTGTTATTTGTGAATTTAAACCTGCTAAAGTTGTAATGTTAGCATTATTGCTACTAACAGTTGATACATCACTACTTATACCTGCAACAGTTTGTATATCAGTTGCTATACTTGAAAGAGTAGCTAAACCTGAAGAAGAAACTGTAGTTTCAATATTACCATTGGAATCAAATCCCATGATTTTATCTTGTCTAGTTGCTTTAGCTGGTAAAGTTACAGTTGCAGCAGCAGTATCAGTATCTAATAATTTTACTGATCTATCTGTTTGTCCTTTTAAATCTCCTACAATTGCAGTTAATTGGTCT